TTTAGATATTGTTTCACTTTAAACAATTACAATGAGGAGGAGTGTGAGCTACTCTGGAGTTCTATCAGAAGTGAGTGCTCGTATGGAATCATTGGAAAAGAAGTTGGAGACTCTGGAACTCCTCATCTGCAAGGATTCTGTATCTTCAACAAACGTCGTTCCTTTCAGTCTGCAAAGGATCGACTTAACCCTAGATGCCATTTGGAAGTCGCTAATGGTACTCCACGACAGAATAGAGACTATTGTGCCAAAGGTGGACACTTTGATGAACATGGTTCAGTCCCTTCAACCTCCGCTTCCAGAGGACGTTCCTGCAACGACACCCGCGACACCATCGTTCAAGAGTATCGTGAATATTTCAAGCGACGACGACTCGGAGTGGCTGAATTCGCTGATGCAAGACCAGGGGTTCATGGATACTCTGGACATCAGTTGCTTAGAAACACCCTTGCCGTCGCCCCTCCCATCGAACGGCCTAGCATCGACGTCGAATGGATTTATGGACCTCCCGGATCAGGTAAGTCTCGAAGAGCACATGAGCGCTTTCCAGACGCCTATATTAAGGACCCCAGGACCAAATGGTGGAATGGATACTGCTTAGAAGATGCTGTCATCATCGATGATTTCGGGCCTCAGGGAATCGATATTAATCATCTGCTACGTTGGTTTGATCGTTACAAATGTTTTGTTGAAGTCAAAGGAGATATGGTCCCTCTTTATGCAACTAAGTTTGTTGTTACTTCTAATTTTACTCCTAGTGCTGTTTTTTCTGTTGTAAAATATAAACATCTTGAAGATGTTGTTGTAGAGGATCATCCTCAGTTGCCCGCTTTAATGCGAAGAATAAAGTTAATAGAATTAAAGTGAACCCCTTTTTCCTCTAAAGTAGCCGCCGGCGCCTGAGCCCAGGGCCGGTCCCCCGGCCCTGGGCGATGGCCGACCAGGCGCCGGCGACCGGATCCGCCGTAAGGCGGAGACGGTCAAGATTATTCGTCGAGTTTACCTTTACACTATAAATAGGCCCTCTGTGGTAATACTTTGTCATCGGACCTATGGCTTATAAACGTAAACGTGTTTACGCTTCCTCCCGCAATGTTCGTCGAAGGACAGGCATGCGGAGGACTAGATTTCCACGGCGACGCCGTTATGGTAGACGGATATCTATGGTATCCTCTCGTCAGTTGAATGCGTCAAATGCGCAGAAGTACCGCGGTCGTAAGATGCGGCCACGTGCCTTCCGTAATTTGATTTGGCGTTCATCGATGATGAACCAACATTACCGTTCTATATACAGTATAGCTAACCAGGATGTTCAGACGGATAATGTCCATGGCCAAATGAAGTTTTCAGCAGCTCTTATGTTGAATCCTTTAGGTGGTACTGGTACTTTGTTTTGGACTGCTGGTGGTGGTTTACGTCCTGTAAACTATGGTGGTGCTGTTCCTAATCTATCTCCTAACGCAGTTATTCTGCGTGGTGGTATGTGCCAATCTAGTCTCAGTTCTAATCCTCAGAACGTTAACCTTATTAGGGTTACTCTCCTTATTGCTTATTCTAAACAGCAATATAGGTCTGCTGGAGGTACTGTTCCTGCTGCTGGCTCTGGTGGTATTAACGAGTGGTTAACTACTGCTGGACTTGGTACGTATGGTACCTTGTGGGACCCTACAGATGAAGCCGATTACTCGGAGTACTTTCATCCTCCGTTGTGCAAGAAGACCATGGACTTGCGTCCTGGAGACGCTATTGACATCAACCATCGCTTGAGGTGCAAGAAGATTGATTGTGACTCCTTTGTTAGGTATGGCCCAGGCTTACCTCACATTTTTGCTGTATATGGGCAGGTGAACAACTCCGATGGAGTGGTTGAGACCATTGAATGGACTCAGTCATATAACCTGTCCTTTAGTGTAATGGACCTTTGACCTTACATTGATAAGGCATTTAATAATAAGACTCTCTCTTGAGGAAGGATATGTTTACATTTTTATATTCGATTTACCGCCGAAGGCGGGAACTGTTGTCCAATAAAAACGGAATGGCGTGGGGTATAGTATTACCCCCACGCCCCGTTCCGTTTTTCTATAAATATTGTCATATGGTTTGATACCATATGGAGCGAAGATATATCCCTACTTCGTTTAGATATTGTTTCACTTTAAACAATTACAATGAGGAGGAGTGTGAGCTACTCTGGAGTTCTATCAGAAGTGAGTGCTCGTATGGAATCATTGGAAAAGAAGTTGGAGACTCTGGAACTC